CAATAGAATCTCTTGGTCCAGCATCAGGTCCGGGGCTAGAAAGAATAGGGTCCAGAGAGACTTCAGAAGAAACCTCAACAGGCTGAGGAGCCTTCCCCACCCTCCAATTCCCTAGATGATCCTTTACAACATTGAATTTGACTTCATCAGGTGCGGTATCCGTTATAACTTGCGGCGTAGTAACGATAGAGTCCCTCGGGCCAGAATCGGGGCCGGGACTAGTAATGACAGGTGCCGGAGGTGTTACTACAGGCTCTGGGGTTATAGGCGCCTGATTAGCAAGCTCCTTTAACATATTCATTAACGCCGTGGTGTCTATCTGTCCAAAGTCAGGGTTAAACGTGCTTATATCTTGCGGTCTTGGTCTGCCCACATCGTATGCGCCGAAGCGTGGCCCGCCGACCAGATCTTGTGCCTGTCCCATATACCCGGTGTAGTCATATTCGTTGGCGACAGTAGGAATGCCAATCGTTCTAGGGTCTGGGCCTAGACGATCAAATCCGGGGCCGGGACCAAAGCCAGAGCCAAGAGATCCTGTAGTTCCAGAGTAAGCAATGCTTGGAGCAGAGCCTCCCGCTAAGTCACTCGCTCCACCAGAAACAGCACCAACCGCTTCAGGTAAAGTCTTTGATAATTCGTTTAGGTAATTACGCATACCCGTTTCTACGAGCATCTCCTTGGTCATGCGGTCTAATGTCCCGTCAGGCTCGTAATAAACTTCTGGCCTTCCTTGCTGTACCCAAGGCGTATCAATAAGATCTTTGTTGTACTGAGTAACAAAACTTTCGTAGTCACTGGGCTTGTCTTTATCTACACCAAGTAAGCTTTTAATGCCTTTTGCCGAACCCGTAACAATATCTTTTGCTAAAGCGGTCTGAATATTGTCTTGGCCTTTAGCGGAGTCTTTAATTTTCTCAGAAGTGTTTGGTAAAAGATTTGAAGCAAAGTTGCCAATACCTTTGGCAAAGTTGCCAACACCCTTAGCGGCATCTTCTAATCTGTCTAAAAAGTTAGGGTCTTTAAATGTTACCGAGTCTTCTTTTTCTCTATCTGGGTACTGAGCTACAGGATATTGTTTCTCAAAATCAACCATGCTGTTTTGAGCAACTTCTGTCGCAATCTGATTTTGCTGATCTCGCCAAGCATTAGTCATCCGGTCAAACAAGGCCATCTGATTAGCAAGCTCTATGGGAGTTATTTTCTGTCCAGCCTTTGGGTGTTTGTCTCCATAACGAATATTATCGGGATGCAGAAGTTGTCCTTTTTCATTCCGCATTTGATTAACCCATGCGGGATCAATCGTTACGTTGGGGAAGTCTTGTCCAAAGAAGTCCTCCCACTCCCTCTGCATTTCTTCCACTTCTTCGGGATTTTCATCTTGCTTTCCAACGCCAGCTCCACTGCCTTCCATCAGCGTCTACCTCTTTCTTGTGCGGTGATGTCTACACCAAACGCATCATTAAAATTGCCAGTAGTATTCACCCTCACCCGGTGATACCTCGCCTTCTCTCTAAAGTTCATCTCCCCCAGATCGTTTACCGACTGGGCAAGCGTGTATGAATAGTTTTCGTTCTGGTTCATTCTTGTACCAACCTGAACAGTTACCGTTGCATTAGAGCCGTCAACAAGCGGTCTCACGTTCTGTAACAGGATGGTCTTGCCCTCAGCATTACCAAACTCAGCGGTCTCTACCTGTGCCGACAACGCTGTGCCAGAGAATGTAGACATCTTGTGGTCTGTTCCGAATGCGGTCATGGAAACCCTGCCGCCTCTAAACGCTGCCGAGTCCACATTGATTGAGTCAGTATCAATACCGTTAGTCAGGATCGATGACAGGCCATCCAGATCTACATCAGCAGTCAGGTACTCAGAAATTACTTCAGTATTAACCTCTGCGTAGCTCCATCGATCAGCGGCCCAGTTATAGATCAATAACCTGTCGTTGTAGGCTAGCGTTACGTCAGAACGGAATGACCAGATGACCATCCGGTTACGACGATCAACCACACCCCTGACAAACCTGACTGAATATTCATCATTCTCAGAGAAGAACCATCGATCAACCTTTTCAGCTCCTATAGGTAACGCCCTGTTACCAGTGAAGCGATAGAATCCATCCTGACCCAAGAAGAATATATCTTGACCAGCCCAACAAACTGACTGAGGTGCGGGAGTGCCTCTCCCCTCTTCTACCTCGCTTAAACGGAAGATGGTTGGAGGCCCAGAGTAGTCCATCGTCCATATTGAATTCTCTTGAAATATCACGCCCCTCTGACCGGGGACGATCCTCTGTATGTGTCCTCCGTCACCCTCCAAGTCTCTCGTATCTGACTGGGTTGCAGCCGAAGGAGTCCATAGCTCTGTATTGTTATAACCAGACCATACAATTCTATTCGGTCTGGCGGTGCCGTCATTAATATCACCCATAACCACAAAGTTACGAACAGTAGCAATGGTAGATGCTTTCGGTGGTGACCCCGGTAAATCGAGATAAGTCGATGATGAGCCTAAGTCGTAATATTGAGGGTCAACATTACCAGCACAGGCAATGAGACGATCACCAAACCGAGTCCACTCCCAATTCAATACGCCCGTATACCCACCTGATTTAGAGACATCACTCCACGCCTTGGCAGCACTAAGGCTTTCTATTGTTGTTGCGGTCCCGGCATGGTTGTAGATATTGCCGTCATTATCTTTGACAGTAATTGACCCAACACAGGCCGAAGTCAGCGCGTCCGTAAAAGACGACAAAGAGTTTAACGAGCCATACGTCTGGACATAAGGCAAGACGTTCTTGGCTATCGTTGCACCCGGATTGTCTAGTGCTGGCTGATCAGGCAACCACTCACCAAAGACTACCTTGCTCAAGGTGTGCCGCCGCCGCCAGTTCTTACAAGGCCGCTTCCGCTAACCCTGCCCCAACGATCTTCACGGTTAATCTGTTCTACCGCCCTCTCAAATTTGATCGCATACTGGTTTTCTGTATCAGGCTCCATAGCCCACTCAGAAGCCGCCCTAAGCGACCCATAAAGGTATACGTCATATCCGTTAGCGAGAAGCCAGTTGGTGTCTGTATCGGCTGAGAGAGCGTCAAACGCCTTGTAATACACTATCGTCAACGAGCCACTCGAAGGAGTGGGAGCGATCACAATATTATCGCCCTCAATCGTATAAACAGAAGGCTCACCCGTCCCTTCATCGAATATTCGAGAAGATCTAAGGCGTACAGGAGACATATACTCCATCTCCCTCTGGTTTTGCGTGTTGTTAGTCACCGCCCTCATGGATACGAAGCCTGTAGGCAATGCGGTTGTCTGCGAACTAACCGAGAAAGACGTATTGGTAGTCTCCATCTGGCCTATTCGCACCTTTCGGCGTATCTCAGCCTCAGCAATGCGTACAAAGGTGTTCTTTAACGATTCAGTCAGGTCAGATCGCGCCATATAGCTTGAAATGTCCGTCTTGAGCGTTGCAAAAGTGGTCATATTTTACCCGCGATTAGTTTGAGGTATGAGTTTTCACGGCTGTTCAGTTTCATTGAAAGGTAAGTTGGCCATGTAAAGTCCTGACGGCCTTTTGTCTGCCACTCCCTCTTCCATTCCCGGTGCATAGTGTCTGGGATTCTTGCGACAAGCCTCCCCCTAGCGCGAGGATTCGGGACAGCATGGTTACGGATCTCTGCATTATCATCGAGGATAGCCTTTACCTGATTGGCTGGCTTATAGTCCTCAGCAATTACCTCATCACTGGTGACGTGGACGCGAGTTTCGTTCCCGTTCCATAACTGTTTTCTTAAAACGGTATCCATAAATTCCCCAAAAAAAAGGGGGACCGAAGTCCCCCAAGAGATGAAACGCTATTAGCTAGCGGTCATTGCCGTATCGTCATCTACATCAGCATAGATGCCGTGAGCAGCAGGGTTAGAAATACACAACGCATAGTCAACAACGAGCATTCTGCGTTGAGCATCACCAACGGTTGCTACCACTTCAGTCTTATAACTGTCGAGGTATGAAACCTTTGCGTACTCAGTATCAAGGGCAAACACATCAACGTAGTCAGATGAAACCTGACGTTGGAACCTGTTAGGAGCCACATCAAGAACACCAAAATCGCTAACATATACGTCAACGGCTCCGACCACACCCACACCACTACGAGTGTTCTTACCAAAGTCTTGGTAAGGCGTAGCGATACGAGAGTTAGATGAGAACATATAGGCAGAGAACTTCTGCTTAACAGTTGGACCCATCATTAGGAGGTTAGGTGCCGCACCATTTATGTAGCATGCGTTCAAGACCGAAAGAAGCCCGTCTTCCGTCAAGGCCCTTACTGTGCCATCAGTAGCAGCAGTTGTAGGAGTTCCGTAGTCGGTAGAAGACAGAGCAGGGTCAGCACCACCAGATCCACGGTTAGTGTTGTTTGCATCTACTTCTGAGTTAACGCCAACACCAATCCAAGCTGGTAAGCCAGCAGTAGTCGGAGCAGAGCTGGATGAACCAGCAGCAGCGACTTGGTTGGAGAGAAGAACGGCTTCTACGTCCCGCTTTAACTCCTTCCCTGCTTTCGATAATTGGTATGCCATCTCCTTGGCGCGGCCTGCTTTAGAAACGATGTTAGCTCGTCTAGAAACTAACAGATCCTTTCTACTGATCTGGCAATAGTTCCCGAGTCTTTCTCCAGCAGTAAGAGCATCTCCAGAGAACTCATCTCCATCAATGTGAGAATTGCTGGCGTTTGCAGTAGCAAGCGAGTCAACGATCCATTCGTGCAACGTGTTAGTTGCCTTGTCGCGACCTATGTTGGACTGAAAAGGTGTCTCGGTGGGAGATATGTCGTAGATTATTGAAGACAAATCCTCCCGAGTAGTGTCACCGTCAGCAGCTAGGTCATATCGGTCTAAGGTGTTAGTACCTTGTGCCATGATAAATTACCTCTAAAGTGTAAGTGTTGATTCAATTAAACTTGCTGCATCTCTAACAGAACCTGACTTCTTCAATCGGCCTCTGAGCTTTCGCACGTTATCGGCTTGGATAGATCGCCTTGTACGGGGTTTGGATGGCTTCAAAGACTTGGGAGCCTTCTTGACCTTCTCTACCGTCTTGGCGGCCTTTGCCTTCTGACT